CTGCGTAATAGCCAATGGTCTTTAGAATCTAAAGTAGATACCAAGTTACAATCGGTAGATACCAAACTTACTAGCTATGATACAAAACTAGATAGGTTTGAGATAAAGGTAGAGAAAACTAAAGTAGATATGGAAAACAGAATACAACAATCACTAGATAACCCACTAGCAAACTAAGGAGATATTATGCCATACGGTAAAGGAACATACGGTAAGAAAAGAGGTCGTCCACCTATGAAGAAAAAAGGAAAGAAGAAGTAATGCCCGCTAAGAAAGACCCAAGATTGGCTAGAGCAGGTGTATCAGGTTTTAATAAACCCAAGCGTACACCTAGCCACAAAACAAAGAGTCACGTTGTAGTAGCTAAATCAGGCGGTGAAATAAAAACAATTAGGTTCGGTCAGCAAGGTAAAACTGGTGATAGGACTAATACTGCGAGGTCTAGGTCTTTTAAAGCTAGACACGCTAAGAATATAGCTAAAGGACCAATGAGTGCTGCTTATTGGGCTAACAAAGTAAAGTGGTAACTTATGGAAGAAAGAATAGCTAGAATGGAAAAGACATTAGACAAACACAGCTCACAAATAAGTAAATTATTTAGCAGAGTTGATGACACTAATGCTTGCATACAAAAGATTATGAATACATTAAATCAAATAAGATGGACATTCTTTGGTGCTTTAGGATACTACGCAATTTCAGAGATAGGACTACTAGGAGCATTTAAAGTATTATGATAGCATTTTTAACTAATGTAGCACCTATAGCTTTAGGATTTGTTGCTAAGTTGTTTGCACTTAAAAGTCAAGCAGCAGCAGAAAATCAAAAGTTAATGCTGCAAAATCTACAAGCTCGTAATGACTCTATTAATATGGCAAGGGATAGAGCAGACAAAGAGAGCCCTATGGCTGCACTTAACAGACGAGTCATTATATTTGTCATATTGGCACTTATAATATTTACACAAATAGCGCCTGTATTCTTTGATGTTCCTACTATTGTTCCTACAGTTATAGAAGGTTTTAGCGTACTAGGTTTTCAACTAACTCCTGATGTTATTGAGTATGTCAAGCTAGAAGCAGGTGCTGTGCTCAAGATGGATGAAATATTTGGATGGGCAACTATGATTATAGAATTTTATTTTGGTGCTCAATTAGCCAAGGGGAAGTAAATGACTTATAGAGAAATTATTAATAGTGTTTTAAGAAGGTTAAGAGAAGATACTATAGACTCTGACTGGTCAGGTAACTTATACGATTCTGTATCTGTGTCTGACTATCAGAAACTAATTGGAGAGTTAGTTAATGATTCTAAAAAGAATGTAGAGTCTTACCACGACTGGAATGCACTAAGAGAGACATTTAATATTAAAACACAATCAGGCAATATGCAATATACTTTAGGTGATGCTACTAGAGGTGCAGGTGTGTCTTTTAAAGTGTTAGACGTTATATGTCAAGATACTGGACAAGTATTGGAGCAAGTACCAAATGATTGGCTTAACGAGGCTGTATTTCCTTTATCTCAGGCATCTAGTGGTAAACCTACTAAATATGCCTTTAATGGTGTAGCACAAGCAGGTGTCAACAGAGAACCTGATTTTAACATTGACTTATATCCTGTCCCTGACTCTATACAGACTATATCTGTAAATATTGTAGGTGCTCAAAAAGAATTAAAGACAGCATCACAAGTATTAAGAGTTCCTTCACAGCCTGTAATTCTTGGAGCTTGGGCTCGTGCTATTGCAGAAAGAGGAGAGGACGGAGGAAGTATTTCTAGTGCTGTTGCGGCAGAAGCTAGAGACTCTTTAAACCTTGCGGTACAATTAGACGCAGGTAATATGGAATACGAAAGAGATTGGACAGTAGTATAATATGGCATTAGAATCTAAGCAGATACAAGCTATACCTTTAGATACTATTGGTATTGACGGTATTGATACTCAGACAACTGCTACTGCTCTAGGACCTAATTGGTTTACTAAAGCAGATAACATTGTCTATACTGAAGGCGGTAAAGTAGCTTTTCGTAAAGGTCTAAAACAAAAGACACTAAACGGAGGAGCTAAAGTTGGTTCTTTGGTAGAACACTATGATGGTACTAATCATAAAGTATTTGCCGGTGTAGGCACTAATATGTATGAGGTAGATTTATCAGATAAAGACAATGCGTGGATTAACGCTTTTGCTACTGGTGCTTCTTCTTCTGATTGGCAGTTTAGTAACTTTAATAATCAGTTGTTTGCAGCTCAGTATGATGAAGATTTATTACACTATTCTTCAGGTAGCTGGGCATTAGTAAAGAATGATTCAGGATACCAAGGTCCTGCTGGAGTAACTACTTTTGATCCTAGCACAGTATTAGGCTTTTATGGTAGAATGTGGGCTGGAGGAATAACAGAAGAAGACGATGTTTTATACTATTCTAAATTATTAGATGGTCATAAATGGGGTAGCCAAGACGGTGGTGCTATAGATTTAAAATCTGTATGGGGTCACGACAGTATTATAGCTATACACCCTTTTGCAGGTAAATTAGTTATTTTTGGTAGAGAAAATATTGCTATATATAACGACCCTGACACAATAGCTAATATAGCATTAGATGAAGTAATTAAAGGGATAGGCTGTGTCTCTAGAGATTCTATACAAAGTATTGGAGATGATTTATACTTCTTGTCAGATACTGGTGTTAGGTCTTTATTTAGAACTACTCAGCTAGACAAACTACCTCTAACAGAAAAGTCTATAACAATTAAAGATGAGCTGATAGCTAACATTAACGGAAGTACAAATGTTAAGTCAGCATTTATGCTAAATGAGGGTCTATACTTACTCTCTTTTGTAGATAGAAATGTTACATATGTTTTTGACACTACATATAAGACATCTAAAGAAACACCTAGAATAACTAAATGGCACTTTACAGACAGTAGAGAGCCTGCTAGTATGTTTTATACAGAAACTTATGGTCTACTGGTAGGACAACAATCAGGAAGGGTTGCTACTTATGAGGGTTATTATGATGTAGACTATAGCGGTTCTAGTGTATATACCTATAATAGCTATACTACTGCATTTGCTACAGCAGAGCTAGATTTAGGACAGGGAGTACAAGCGTCTATCTTAAAAAAATTGATTATGGTAATTGCCGGAGGTCAAGGCACAGACGTAGGAATAAGACTATATAAAGACTTTGAGACTAAACCTAAAATATCTCCTACATTTAAACTTAATCCTACACTAAGCGGTGAACCTTCGTACTGGGGTAATGCGTTGTCTTTATATGGAGCTACTACAGCTACACATACACATAACTCGACGCTACACCCTTCTTCGTCTAAATACGCTCCTATACACGGATATAAAGAGCGTTCAGTTCCACTATCCGGAAACGCTAAATACATAAGAATAGAGTGGGACGCAGTAACAAAAGGATACAAAGCATCACTACAATCAATATCATTATTATTTAAACAAGGTAAAACATTATGAGTAACTATACAATAGCGGTAGGCTGGTCAGGGAAAGATGCCTTAGCTGACACAGACCCCGGAAAAGTAATATCAGGTGCTGACTTTGATACTGAGTTCACAGCAGTAAGAACAGCACTTAATTCTAAGGCAGATGCAAACGGTAGTTCATCAGAGAACTTTACTTGTAACGCATTAACGGCTACTACAGGGACTGTTGGCGGTGAGGCTATAATTACTATAGATACACCACAAACATTCACTAAAGCGCATCCTACGGCTTCTGAGACGGTAACATTAGCATCAGACCAAACAGCTAACTTACTTAACTCTAATGTGTTTGTTGTTAGTGTACAAGGAAACCATACACTTAATGTATCTAATATGACATCAGGTGTAGAGGCTTCTTTTTTAATAAAAAATACTGGTGCTTATGATGTTACATTTAGTAGTGACTTTTCATTTGTAGGTGGTAATAATCCTACTATTACATCAGGTAACGGTAAAGTAGATTTAGTTAGATGTGTGTCAGACGGCACAAAGATGTATTGTAATATAGCGCAAAACTTAACATAAGGAAAAAATATGGCTGGTTTCTTTGGTACAAGCTGGGATTTAAGTAATAGTTTTAATTCTCCTTCCGTAGGTAATAATATAATAGGTGGTAATTTATCTACAGAGATAACACCAAGACCCGGAAGCGAAGGACCTACTAATACAGCATCTATGTTAAATCTTTGGGGAGCACCTACTGGATATACAGGACCATCACAACAACAAGGTGGTATGTTTAATCCTTATCAAGCTACTGGTGGTGGTTTCTATAATCCTTATCAGTTCGGTCAAGTACAGTACGGTCCTCAATATGGTGGTGGACAGATGCCTTGGTGGATGAATTATAATGTTAATAATCCTTTTATGCCTACACAGCCATCAACACCTAGTGTACAGCCACAATTACAGACGCCGTCTAGACCACAGGGTACTGGACCTAATGGTAAAGACTTAACTTATGATGAGACTATAAAGTATTTTGGTCTGTATGATGATGCTGAGTCAGC